TTGACAAACTTAATCGGATTAGTTGTAGATCCTTCTTTTGCCTTACCTATGTTCAAGGCAACCAGTTCAATTACGGGGTAAATGTATTTACCCATAAACTCATTGTCTTTAGGTGTAGGTGTTACCGCACAGATAGCACTGCTTATTGTAACAAACAGGCTGGCGTATATTAGTAAATCCGCAATTAAATCCATTATTGTCGCTCCGCGCTTAAAACCTCTAACTGCTGTGAATACCAATTAAATGCTGCTATGTAGGTATCTAGTTGCTTTTGGTTGGAATTAATTATGTTTGTAATCTGGCCAATTTCTTCTCGAAGCTCATCCATACGGGCAGTTAGCATCTCGGGATTAGGAGGAAGTTGAGAAACTTCGGCTTCTTCTGCAACCTCTGCATTTACAACTTCTTTAGTGTCTTGTTCCATCTTCTTCTATTTTCCAAACATTTAAATTGGCAGCGACTGTACGCCGTTCACCTTCACCCTCAAAAGGGTAAACCATATGTGTCAGCCAACTAGGAAACATCAAGAACTTTCCGACTTCTGGCTTTATGACAAAACTTTGTGGAGGAGCTAAACGCTCTGTATCTAATAAACTATTACGACCATAGCTAAATGCTAGGCAACCATCTGCATTACCAGATGCGTTATACAAGCTGTACTCCGCGCTTCCCGATGTAGGCTGGTCTAGGATTTGTTGTGGTACTTTTGTCCATGTTGTGCAGGAGACTCCCATAATAGTTTTAGTACCATGATCATGTATGGGATTGTAATCGCCAGCGTAAGAATGAACAGACCAAAGCTCATCGGTTAATACCTCTCTTTTACCTTTTAATGGATTGCCAGACTGAGC